ATTGAAAAGAAAGCACAGTGCAACAAAGATTTCAATTATACGAAAAGAAAAACAGAAAACAAAACGGTAAATTAGACTGTAAAATACAACAGGAAAGTTCAAAACTTACAATTTAATTACCGAGTAGCACGAGTATCAGGATAGACAGTAGTGTTATACGTGGAAGCAGCGGCGGTGGTAGATGTAGGACCACCTTTATACCAAAAACCACGTAAATCATCTCCGGCCATGATGGAGAGAGTGATGGTGACATCAGTTGCAAAAGCTTGACCAGCAGCTACAATTTGAGTAACGGGTTGAAAGATAAGCCAAGGAACATTACGATCACTGCAAGGACTATAAACAGAAAGAGATGTAGAATTGAAATCGTAATTAACAGGAACTGGAGTTACAGGTTGAGTCCTATACATTGGAGACGGATCTGGAATATCAAGAACAACTTCGGGTTGATTTTGGTAGTCAAGATATACATCAGTAGATTGAAAATTAGAATTGACTGTAACCATACCGGAGGAAGACTCAAATATAGGTTCATTAGTTTGATTACCCTGTATAGCAGATATATTGATATCGGTGTACGGATTTGGAGTGCTTGCAAAGAAATTGCTTTCATTGCCAGCCACAAAAAGACTTTCAACATAAGATCCAGGAATAGCAGTCGCAGCTTGATACAAAAGAAAAGGCACATAAGTACATTTAATGGTATGAGGAGTATTAGACATACGAATAACAGCACGATATGAGCCGACACAGCCTGCATAAGAAGAATAAAACAAAGACCACTCAGATGAACGGGCTGCAATAATAGTTGGGTGGAAAGGAACCATTAAAGGAATAACAGTAGCCGCAGCCAACGGAGCCTCTGAACCTTTTAGTGTATAAACTCCATAAGGGACAGGACGCAACAACAGTTCTTTCAATGATGTAAAACAAGAAAGAGTGTGTAAACGAGTTTCCGGGGAAGTCATCATAGAACCAGGAGTCAACAGAGATTGAGAAGTAAGACGCCCTTGAGAATGACGACCAAACAATTGCATGTCATCACCCCAAGCTTTTAAAACAACAATATTCACTAAAGCAGGGGTTCCATTAGAACTTTGCAACGGAGACACGCAATAAACGGCAATATTACCAATATGATATTCAGCAGGCGCACCGGGACCCAAAAGACCAGCAAGACCAACTGAAGTTGTACGTTTCATTTCGTCCACCGCTTTATAAGGAATCTCAACATCAACAAAATGATCAGTAGACGAGACATCAACAATAATATGATGGGTAGAGCGCGGATCTTGGACGCCTGTAGTAATATTGGTCGCAACATTTTGATAAGATCCATAATTAAAGGCAATAAGTAATTTGCCCCTCTTATACGAATTAGAGGCAATAATGAAACGATACTTAATAGAACCACGCCAGTACAAGTACTGACTAGCAATATTATCCAAAGTTGAAACATAACTGGCACCAATACTAATATCACAAGCACTGACAACTTCTGAAAAAAGAACCTGACCGGTGGTATTGAGAGGAGTAAACGGAAAAGTATAAGCGAGAGCGCCACCAGGAAGAACAGTTCCGAGACCAAAAACCCATCTATTACGGAAAAATTCAATAGACATTTCATCGCGTTCAATACGCAAATCTCTCATCATTTTCTTGGAGACAGTAACCAGAGCACTAGAATCAGTAGCGCAACGAGTAGCATCGATAACGTTCTTCGTTCCAAAAAATTTCTGATACAAAGTACGCAAGGTAGAAGGAGCTTGACGAGTATCAGATGGATTGTCGAGACCAAAAGGAATAGATGCAGTAGCAGATACAGAATCACCAATCACAGTAGAAGGCAGAGTGGCATCACGTAAATTATTAAGATTATAAGCAACATTGTGCTGCTCTCCAAAAGAAAAGAGAGATTGAGCGTTGTAGGGAGCGACCTCAAGAGTACGGACATTAATAAGAGTAGCATACACCTCATAATTGAAAGTGGAAGTAGAACCACTAGCAGGAAGGTAAGGACACAACAAAGCAGTAGTGAGATAAGCATAAGTTTGAGAATATGAAGTATAATCTTGAAAAGACATCATAGATTTAAAATGTGACCACGGTGTATCAATGGTGTAAACACCATCAATAGACATGTCAACAACAACGTGATCTAAAGAAATAATAGCGTTAACCCGCGAATTAGGTGCACCAGATAGCCCTGTGGTAACTAAATAACCACCAGGCACCGGAGCATCATAAGGACGAGAAGCGGCGATAAAGATGCCAGACGCGAAAGGATTACCAGTGACATTTATGGTCCATCGGATGTCAAAAGATGCATAACGGAAATCACGAAAAAGACGAGCAACATTAGCATTAGCAAAAGGAACATTAGCACCGATAGCAACACCAGCCCCCGGAAGATCTGTAGTAGCAAAAGTATACTGTCCAATGTACATAGGGACGGAATAAATTTCAGAAACAAGATCAGCGCGAAGAGTAGTAAGTTCAGTGACGGTGGAAGCCACCTGAGTTTGCATAGATGTTCTTATTTGAGAATCAGTTTTATAATCATTTGAAAGTTCAGAAGAAGGGCCATGAGAAATAAGATTGATAGGTTCGACAGAATTGGTGAGATCATTCTCACCAGGAAAAATGCTTGTTACAGCACTAGAATGTATATTAGGCAAAGACATATTTTAAAAACAGTTGTGAGGGACAACAAACCACAAGCACACACTAAAGTAGGGCACACACATAATACCAGTTTTACGTCAATGGGGGACGACAAAGAGAATTAACAAAAAGATAAATCAAAAGTACCATACAAAAACATATTATCATAAAACGTATAAGATGGGAGGAGGAGAGTAGAAGCACGGTGTCGAAAATAGGATAAAACTTTGGAATAATAAGTTGGACCATAAAAATATGCAAACATAGCATAAGTACGCATATTCTCAAATAATTGATCTTGAACATTGACAGATTTTCCTGAACGGATATAACACAGCATAGAAACTAAAGATTTAACAGCAAGAGTAGGCTTAACATACGGACCATCTAAGCGAAAGCCACGTTTCAAAAACGTGGTATCACATAATGAATCAATCGGAACCATTTTACCGTCTTTACGAGAAGATGTAATTTCCATACAAAAATGAGCAGCATAGAAATCACGCATAGAAACACGATTTAAAGTCTCTATACAATCCTCACTCACAACATCTAAAGAATCATCACCATACAATGCTGTAGTAATACATTGGTCATAAAATGCGACATCACGATATTCGATGGGTGCGCACGCTAAAAACCAAATTAAATGTTGAACCATATTACACATTGTATTGAATAGTGCAGTTAAGACCCAACCAGAACACATGCCTTTACTTTTACGGAAGAATGAGCCACCGCATATAAGATATGCATTAATCATAGAAGATGTTAAATTAATACGAGCATTGTCGTGTTCTTGACACCATTGAAAATCATTCTTTCTATACCACGCATTAACCGCATGAGTGGACAAATACAAAATAGAAGGCAGTAAATTCTTGTCCCAATTTGCAGCATCCGCATCAAAAGCTTGAACAGAGTGCGAAGCAAGACGATTATATAACGCGGTCCATTCCAAAGATTCGGGATTGACACCAACTTGGGAAAAGAAACGTCCGGTGTTTTCATGCATCATAGCAATCCATGAACCATAATA